CCGTAATGATAATGTCGAGCATGTGAGTGATGGTTGTTGTGCCATGCTTCCCCTAGGTACAATGGCCAAAGTAATAAACTGTTCTGACTATTTCCACTTGTTGCATTATTATAAGTTCTATAAGCACCTACCCCTGGCATATGTCCTAAAAAGTTTTGTAAATTGATAGAAAATTGTACAACAACGACAGGAAGCAACCACATGTAATAAAATAATGTAAAATCTATAAATGCAAAAGGAACTAATACCGCTAATAAGATTAGCCAATAATATCTATTAATGAATAAATGCTCTTTAGTTATTAATGACTTAATTTTAAATATATGTATATCTTCAGATTTATTCTTTTCATCTACTAACCCAAAAAAGTTAAATTTTCGGCCTACAGGAGTATGTGGGTCATTTTCAGTATCTACGTGCTCATGATGTGCCCTGTGCAGGTACGCCCATGCAATCGGACTTCCTCTTACTGCAAGGAGTGAAATCAGTATAAAAAATTTTCTAATAATTTTACTTTTAAATTCAAAACTTTTATGACTAAAATACCTGTGCATCATGATGCTTATACCACCTGTCAAAAAAATGTGATATGCGATAAAAGATATCAATAGTAAATTTAAATTAAATGTAACAAAGAATGCTCCTGCGACAAGTCCTAGTCTAGCTAAGATATGAAAGTATCGAACAGAATGCGAACTGGCTTGAAATAAATTAGTCATATACCACCGTGTGCCCTTTATATTTTTCCATACTTTGAATCAATAATTTTTTATTTTTAAATCCTATGCCATACATTTGAATTAGTAACTTAGGGTGTGCTGGATTATAAACGGATCCGTGCCAACAATGTTTATCGTTGTATGCAAACCAGTTAGTTGTTTCTGGTAATTGAAAAGGTATAGCATCTTTTATATTGCCAGGTCGTGTAAAAATCCACTGCGGATTTGGATCAGTACAATGCAGAATTGCCCTAACATTCCAGTGATCTACATTATCATCAGTATGAGGAGTGATATTTACTAAACTTTCAATGACCCTAACACGCTCGGTAAAGGTAAATGGGGAGCAATCTTCTATCATTTTATGCATTAGCGGAAATACTTCTTGAATATCATAGTAAGGTGCTTGCCATGCAACAGGATATAAATTCTTTTTATAGATATCGATACCTTTCCATACAGCGGTATTTCCTACTTCTGCATATGATTCTTTATGACTATTACGAGTTTTAATTAAATTAGCTGCATGAGCATTCCATATGTCCCAGAATACAGACCAATCGTCTGGCACGATAGGTGGAAGATCTAAAGGAGTAGCAACGATCATAGTGTATTTTATTTGTGTAAATATTTATACAGTTATAATAACTGGTAAATTTATCTATTGTTAAATACCTTTATGAATTATCAGGTTGTCTCATTTTATTCCTTAACTGACAAAGAAAAACAACAATTTTATAATTTTTGTAAAAAGCAATCGGACGAAATATCTCAGCCAGCGTCAGCTAATATGTGGCATGATGACTGGAAAACACATCCTAATACATTGCCTTATATATTAGAAATAGAGTCAAGGTTCCGGAACCCGATGGGTGATTTTAATATATTAAAATTAAGATCTAAGATTGTAGCTTGTGCAGGAGTTTATCGGAGTGAATTTTCTAAAGACATCGCAATTGCAGGATGTCGCACTTGGGTATCGAAAGAATTTAGAAACAGTAATCTAATGAGAGAATTTATACTTCCTGCTCAAAAAAAATGGAGCATCGAAAACAATTTTAAAATGTTGTGCTTGTCATTCAACGAATATAATAAGAATATAGTCGAAGTGTATAAGAGAAGAAGATTAGGTGAAACGATAGATCGAATGAATACTAAAGAACCACATCATTTATTCTTTACAGGGCTTCATACTGTAGATTTTCCTGTTACTATACAATACACAAAGCAATGGGTGATTTACGAAAAATTAGATCCAACTTATAATTTTAACTGGGACATCATTAAATAGGTGTTATTAATTCTTACTATCTAATTTTTCCAGCACCGGAACCCATAGTTTCCTTAAATCAGTCATGCTTCTTTTAAAACCATCGGGCGTTAATTCTCTTTCGTCTGCAAACATATAATTGTTTTCAAAAAATACCTGTGCTTCCGGACTTCTAATTGCCTTGGCAAAACTATCAACATACCATTTTTGTACTTCGGAAGACGTTCCTTTGGGCAGTATGATACCCCAACCCGCATAGACATTCATCCCGGGTACCCATTTATTCATTAAAGGTGTGTTTTCAAATCCTTTAATAGTACGTTCGCTAGTAAGTCCGATAACTTTAACTTTACCTGACTGAGCAAGAGGTGCTGCTACTGCTGCTGGAAGAATACCAAACTCTAAATGACCGCCAGCAACATCAGCACCTGCTTGTGCAGGACCTTTATACTCCACAGTAGTGATTAGCTTTTTATCTAGCTTGATCTTGTCAGCCATATAATCATACGCTAACTTATGTGCGCCGCTGCCGGCGGCAATGTTAATTGGCTTGGTGGTAGTTCGTAGCTTATTAACTAACTCGCTAGGAGTATTAACGTCACTACTACTATGTGCAATAACAACCAACGGGCTCTTTGCAATTCCTATAACATATTCAAAATCGTCTAATTTGTATTTGACAACATTCTTTTGAAAAAATTCAGATGTAACAAATATTCCTTGATTGCTAGGAATGTAAATGTGGTGACCGTCTGTCGGTCTAGAAATGAAGTCATTCATTGCTACAACTCCATTAGCACCTGGACGATTTTCTACTACGAACGATACTTTAGGATTTGCCTTTTCTAAAATACTGCTAACACCTCTAAAGCTCAATTCGTTACCCGAACCGGGCGCAAATCCTATCAATACATTAACGGGCTTTGTTGGTTCCCATGCCCATGCGGTTGATGCAATTAATGTAAAAATAATTACTTTAATAAAGTTACTAATCATGTTTATTCCTTTAGTTTTAGGACCGATGCCATTCTGCATAGAGTCTCGGTCTGGATGCGTGTGCATCAATTTCTTCTACTGTTTGCACATAATTATGCTTTACTGCAAACTGTCTCAAAATTTCAAAGGTCCAGGGAAAGAAAGGAACTTGATCGCATTCTGCATTATCATGATCTTTTCTTCCGGGATTTAACCTCCAATAGATTCTAGAAACAGGTTTTAGACAAGATACAACTTTGTCAATCTGTTCCTCAATAGTTTCAGTTGTTCCAAAATTAATACTTCCAAGACAGGTAGCAACATCAAATAGTCTATCAGGCATGTACTCTTCAATGGTGCATTTAAAATCAGCTTGATCAAATGCAGGGTCTATACCAATTATGTTTTTACGCAACTCTTTGAAAGGATTAGCTCCACAACCTACATCAAGTTGCCATTCGTCCTCTGTGATAAGTTTTGTTATTTCAACAGGATTTGTTATTCCTCTATTGTTTCCCGGAACCCAATGATTGGAAAAATATTCGTTTAATAGTTTTTGATTATGTGTCATATGCCGTGATCTGTTAAATTTAGTGTTTGGTATGCCCAATTTCGTTCCATACATTGGAAACATTTATTACATCGATTTTCTGGTTGTTCAGTACAAGAAAAAGTAATATTAGCAAGCTCTAAGATGTCGAGGTGTTGATATAGTTCTAAAATATGAGTTTTATACAAACTTATAAACGGTAATCCGATATGATCCGGAACACTTATATTAGGATTTCTTCTTTCGGGGCCAGGAATCTGAAATTCAATTGGCGGATTTTGATTAACGCCCGAATATAGCTTATCGACTAGTTTCTGTTTAATAATTTCTCGACTTGGACTCATAACTAGTTCTTTATGTGGTGCTGATCCGTCTCCTATAATATTAAAAGTAATGCTAGTATTTGTACGATCAGTAATCCAAGATACGATTCTTTTAGCATGAACATCGGCCTGTGTAATATTATTAGGAACTGTAAATGAAATTAATTCCTGATCATGTCTCTTTTCTTTTGCCAATATGTATAATAATAAACTACTATCAAACCCTCCACTAAACATTATTCCTATTCTTTTTATATAATCGGGTATTTCTACATTAATAGTAGTTCCGTCGTAACATATATATTTCATGATTTTATTTAACATCCTAAGTTAATAGGTTTATTAATTTCAGTATAGGCCCATATTCTTTCTCGACAGTTAAAACATTCTCCGCATGGAATATTGAGATTTAAACCACAAGAATGAGTAAATGGTAAAATATCTGATATACCTAAATTAAAGAATTCTTGTATGATTATATCTTTTTCTATATGTGCAAACGGAAATTTTATTTTTTTACCTTCAATGATCTTGACCAAATGCTTAGGTCTTATACTACTGTCATTGGGATACTTATTAAATCCGCAGACAACAATTTTATGTCTTAATCCTATGATTTTAGAAGCTACTGATATTTCTTGATGTTGAACTACAGAGGGCATGAGTAATTTATTCAGTGGAACTGATAGGTTAGTTTTATTAAAAACCATATTAACTACTGTATGTGCTTTGTCGATTGGTCTGTTATATCGATCTAATATGTACAAGGTAAGACGTTTATTCGGATAGCGTCTTAAGATTTCTGTAGAGATTAAATAAAGTAATAATGTACTTTCAACACCGCCTGAGAATAACAATGCAATATCATCTGGATAATTTTCTAAATCTATCATGCAAGCATTAATAATAAGTTACTTAGGGGGTATGTTCGGAGAGTTTACTGCTTCAATAATAGAAGAAGGCAGTGATAAATTTATTTCTAGTAAGTCAGTTGAAACTACAAAAGAAAATAGATTCCTATATCCAAATTATTTAGCGCCTATCAATTTTGACTGTAAAACATTTCCAAGACACCGAGAATGGTCCATCAATGATCAACAGATTAATCAATTACAAACTTGCTATGGAGATAAATGGATATGCTTACCTACACACTGGTATTCTAATCAAATTCAACAAAGTAATCTGCCATGCCAGGGAATTGCAATGTTCTCTTCTAACTTATCGATAATAAAATTAGCATATTCTTTATTTTGGATTAAGTCACATGTCTTTGCAAATAGTCCATGGCCTTCTAGAAAAGAAGAATTGCAACTAATGATAGACACGGGTCACAAATATGCAAGAGAGTTATCAGAGCTAAACTCGGAAGGTAATTATCAAAATTGGAAATTTTTAGCGTACAGACATAATCTGTTGAACAATGGCAAACTAGATTTACATCACTATATAAATCAACATTTTAATTTTTATAAAAAGAATAATTTTTTAGTGTGTGCAGCATCTTCTGATTGGTTTAAATTTGATATAGGTAATGCAATTCACGGAAATCAAAAAAATTTATCATTGCTTGAAGAACAGTTAGGTATAACACTTAACAAAGAACGGATAGCCGAATACTCCGCTAAAAATTTAGAAATTATCAAAGACAAATTAGGATTTGCAATAACTGATTTATCGTCTCCTAAATGGCTAGATGCATTATATGATCATTGCAGATCAGCAATGCAGGATTAAATTTTTTTTATGTTAATTCCACTTTTTTCAAGAAACTCTACTCCCGCCACGTCCCTATAACTATTGCGATAGTATACGCTAGATATGCCACTTTGGTATATAAGTTTGGCACAATCCAAACAAGGAGCGTGAGTAATAAAAATATCAGCATCACGGCCGCTTTGGCTCGAGCGGGCCAGCTTCGCAATCGCATTGGATTCAGCATGTAATACCTCTGGTTTAGTTTTTAAACCGTAACGCACGTTACGTTGAGCACCTTCGTGCCATCCTTCGTAAGGATACTTAGCATCAAACTCGTCTGGATCTAGCCATCCGCCTGCACCCTTGTCCCATACTTTGTCTTCGCAATCATTGTCCCAACCTGCAGGCATACCGTTGTATCCATAACTGATTACAGAATCATCTTTAACAATAACAGCACCTACTTGTAATCTTTTAGCGTGGCTGAGATCGGCTGCTCGAGTAGCCCAGTCCATATACAAGTCTATGTATTTTTGTTTCATTTTCTTCTCAGTATTGTCTAACATTTAATTATAAATTCTTAATCTATAACTTTGTGTTGAAGTCGATCAATTTCGTCAGCGGCTTCTTCTAACAGATCTGCAATGCGGTCCGGAGTGCCTTCCTGTACTGATTTACGGTCTTTGATCTGCCTGCGAATCTCTGCTCGCTTACGCAAACGGAATACTAGACTTTGCTCGATTACTGGTAAATGGCTTTCATCTTTCATTTTTCTACCACCCTATATCCAGAGTAAGGATAGCGTTCTTGTAACCATTCCAACATGCCCGGTTCATTGGGCAGTCGGATTGAATCATATTTGTTTGTTATATACATTAGTCTTCACCTTTAATCACATCAAACAATGTAGCATACTCAACTCGACTCCACTTGTCGATGTCAATATAAGAGACGACGGTACGACGATAAACAGTTCTGAGCCACACGCGGCGGCCGCGAATTTTCACAGGATACCATGCAAACCACTTTTCCCAAGGAAGTCGAATAACCTTCCTATAGACTGTGCCGGGGTAATCCAGCATGTCTTTAGGCCGCCTCCATATAGTTACGTACCCATGCCAGGCGAGCTTGCTCGTCCATAGCTGTGTATTCAACGATGTTAGCACGAATAGCATCTACTAGCGGGTAGTATTCTTCGTCCAAGTTTTGCTTGATATCCTTGTTCAAATCCACTAACTTGTCTGTACGTGGATTGCGAGCAACCCACTTTGAAGTCAAGTAGTAAGGACTCTTGATCTTGGCACCCACACCGATCTCATCGTAAAATACGAACCCTTCATGTTTCACAGTCTTGACCATGCTCTTTAGAGCAGACACTGTTAGGTGATAACATTCTGGAACAAAGCAATGGAACATTTCGCTCAACTGCTCTAACACAGCAGGATCGTGTCCTACCTTGCTACCCCAAGTCTTTTCACGATAGCCTAGGATATACATACCGGGCTTTTCAACCACGATATGAGGATCGTTAGGATGTACGCATTCAAACATAAAGGTCATGTCACGGCAGTCATTGGCCATCAGGGCCATTTGCCAATCTGCCCAGGGCATGTGCTTCAGCATCATTTCCTTAGCCATATCTACATAGTCGTTGGCTGTTGAGCCAGTAGTAGATACCAAGACATCACCGTTGTACCAAGTTAGCGATACCATGAAACCATTTACCTTGCGGTAAGCACAGACCATAGTATCCAGTTCGGAAAATACAGGTGCTTCCTTCTCAATACCGTAGTTGTAGATTTTCGTGAAAGGGTATGACACAATGTTGAAGTTAGCATCCACAATGGTGCCGCGACATTCAGCAATGTATTCGTTCCACAGATTGTCATAAAAGACACGCTTCTTATACTTGAGCACATAGATGCCTTCCCCGGCTGGCTTCATATTGACCAGACCTGAGGAAGTCACATACTCTTTTAATTCATCTTTAAACATTTTATCTACCTACTGCAATCATTCGAATTCGTAATGCGTTCAAACTTGACTGGATAGTCATAAGTTCTGCCAACGCCTTAGTGTAGTGACCGTTAGGATGTTTATCATGTCCTAATTTACGATCCACACCCAGAGCCATTTTTACACTGGCGATGGCTGTATCAACTGCTTCAATTCGTGCTTCAAGTTTTTCTAAGTCTGTCATGTTGTTTCCTTTTCAATACACTGTTCCACATCCTCGAGAATACGCTTGAGTTCGTTGATGTTGATTTCGAGGTAATGAATTGATACTTCGGGCGGAATACGCCGTCCTTTAAGATCGGACAACAGTTCTTCCTTGCCGGCGATTGTGTTCTTCAGATTGTCTGCTACGGTTTGGATGTTCATCGTTTAACTCCAAATTGTCGTGAAATTCGATATGCCACATTGCCTACTGCATTTGATTGTTCAAGGAGGCCGGCACTTTCAAACTCGTCTTCTCTGTTTTTAGCAATTTCCAAACATTCTCTCACAATCAACTCGGCGAACTTTTCTTTACTGAAATGTTCAGTATATTGTGTAGTGTCGAACCCTCTACCACATATCACCTCAAAGGTAGTAGCCTGTTCAGCAAGTTCTTTAATTCGTTCGTTCATTTCCGTTTTCCAATCTTGGTTACAACATCAGCCTTGCTCTGTAGCAGTTGGGCACGGAAGCGACGATATACTCGCAATGAGGCAATGCTCATAGGATCTTCCTTGCCTTCCAACTCTGCTATCTTAGCATCCAGTTCGGCTTCGTGGGCACGATGACGTTCGACATCTGCCTTGAGCCCTTTAGTATTGCCCCAAAAGAATTTCATTTTAAACTCCCAGTGTTTCCGGACTATGATCCAGAACATTCCTTGTACCGTCTTGGTACAAGAACGCATCGCTATCAGTTATTGTAACACAGAGATCGCTGTGTGCCAAATCATAATCTACAAAGTTGTGGTCCTTATCATACACTCTGAACATATACTTGCCCATGCCTGTGTAGATTAAGTGTCCCTGTATACCATCTGCCGATTTTGAGTTCATTCTTATCCCCACTTTAAAATAAAGAACAGTGCGTCCTTTTCATATTTAAAACGGAACTCAAAACTACCTTGACACCAGCGAGGATTGTTATATCCATTATTTCGATGTCCAAACAGTTTCGAGCACCATACATGCATTTCGTCTTTATCTTCCCACCAGTCACCACCTGAATAATACACAGTGTATTTTCGGGGAGCAAGTTCTTCTCGAACTCGCAGTTCTAAACTACGGGGTCGGCGTTTTCCGTCCATCCAGCCAAAGGTACTCATAGGATACATGCTCGCTATATCGTTGTCAATAATCACGAGCCTGTACCTACGTAGCTTGCGGCCAAGGCATGCAAGTCTCGATCACCCTTAGTCATCACAGCCAACAACAATCTCTTTTCTTCCAAGTAGGTCTTAGCGAAAGCAGGATCGTGAGCCATGATGCTACGGCTGTTGGAGATCAAATCTGCCAACTTGATGGTCTGTGCTTCGGCGGGCGCTCTTGCAGTATGCTCACGGTCTATGGCCTTGCGGTGGGCACGATTGCCATCATGTGGTTGACTAACATCAGTTAACCATCCAACTAAGGTAGCGATATCGATGCCAAAAGCCATATGCACATCAGTGAATGTACAACCAGTATCTTCCACAACGTCATGCAACCAAGCAGCCGCAACCATGTCAGGTGTAGCACCCGGAACACCGGCTACGATCTTAGCAACTTCGGCAGGATGAACGATGTAGGGTTCGTTAGTGTACTTACGCCTCTGTCCAACTGCGGCGTGAGCAGCCATGGCATAGACTTGTGCCTTGCGGACTACATCAAATCCGCTGAGATCCATTGTAAAATCTTCCATGCTACTCTCCTTGTTAATAAGTGTATATTATAGCATGGATTTACCATACTGTCAACCGGAAGTTTTGATTACTTCCAAAACTGTAATTTCTAATACCAAGTGCTTACGCAACAGCATGAATTTTCTGAATTTGGACTCCACAATTTTTGGATCAAACTCATCATGATAGGGCACAGTAGCAAAGTCTTCATAGGGCTCGTCAAGTTCGTTTAACGCTATGAAACTGAGCTTGACCATGCCCTGTTCGGGCTCTTTGAACATTTTGACGAGTTTGTTGAGCATACAAATATTTATTAAACGTGGTGCCCTTTGATTTCGTTGTCTTTGATCATACGAACTGCCCGATCCATAGAGATTACAATTTCACCGGTTGAGTCCATGCCTACGTCTAATGCTCGGTACTTCTCCAAGCCACTCACGCCACCATGTAAGTGTCCGTGGAAATGCAGGGCCCCGCGGTGCATTTGGTCCCATTCGGCAATTGGATAGTGGAACATGACGCACTTATGCCCGTCATATGTAATATCCAAGTACTTGTGTATTTCTTCAAATGCACCACGAAATGTTGCATCCATTAGAGTTTTGCGGTCGTGGTTACCTTCAACTAGAATCTTTCTGCCGTTCAACCGATGCATGGTTTTGCCAGCATCGCTTCCACTCATAAAAGCCATGTCACCTAAAATATAGACCAAGTCTTCTGGCTCAACTTTGGCATTCCATTCTTCTACCATTGCGCTATTCATATAGGCAACATCGTCTCTAAATCGCGCTCGTGTTTGTGGGCAGAACTTCATAATGTTCTTGTGCCCAAAATGTAAGTCACTGGTTATAAATGTTTTCATATTAATCCTTATTATACAGCCAGTGACCTACTTAGTCAACTGGCAAACCAAACTTGTGTAAATCCTTCTTCTGTGTCGGGCATTTCAAAATTGTCAATCATACTACGCATAACATGATCGGGGATATTCTTACCCGGACGACTTGCTAACCGGCGAGCTAACTCTTCCGGCTCAGGTGTTTTAAACACTACTGCGATATGTTCATAGTCGGGTAACATATTGAACTTACGAGCACGAGCTTTGACACCTGTACTAGTTTGATCCCATATAATGTCCTTACCTGCTTCGCGGGCTCGAACTACTTTGTCAGCCATTAATTTTACGGCCGTGGGCATATAGTCGTCAAATACTTCACTGTAGGTAGAACATACTTCCTTTGCATAGTCTTCAACGAACTCGTCTGTAGATACAACTACACAATCTACAGCCCAATCTTGATTTTTGATCCATGTGCTTTTGCCCGATGCAGGCACTCCGACCAATTGATAACATTTTGCCATTAATCTACGCTCCTAAAAGTTCGCCAATCATCTACGTTAGGCTTTTCATCTTCGTCATAGTACCAACCCAATGCCTTCATCATACGATGTTTGACTAACAGATTAGGACTGCGGAAACGTCCGGTGTCATCAAAGCCCATCATGACTCCAACTTCACATACTGCACCACTACGGCAGATACCCGCAAAACAATGTACAACTCCATTCATGCGATTGTCCTTTGCGTGTTGCAGTAGTCGAACCAACTCATTAGCCTGCTCTTGACTGCATCTCATGGCTTCGTCAAGAACCTGATCATTTTTTTCTACATCTAGAAATTCAAAGTTGTGAATCTCTTTGAACTTGTGTGCAGGTACAGGACGCCAACTGGCTGGATCAACAATACTGATCAGCATACTATTCTCGCCGGCTTCGTGATGAAACCTCTTGGGTATGTCATCAGCGGCTACGTTTTCGATCCACGGCATAGAGTTCTCCTTTTCCTTTATTATAATCCCAACCTTGTCCGCCAATGGCTTTCCAAGCGTCCCATTTCTTTGCTTCTTCTTTACAGCTTCGAGGTTGGCCTACACTGCCTACTACTGCATTACACATCTCACAACGATAGCTGATACCGCTTGACTCGTCAAACTCTGCAACTCCGCCACAGGGCAGATACATTGTTTGATATTTTACATTGTCTGCATATACAGTCATTTTAACCTTTACTTTTGTGTAAGCATCCAATTGAGCACATCGCCCATAGGAAGTAGTGCAATATCACGGGAATATTTTGTAACTGGACGAGCAGTTGCACCGCCATCCCAAATCATTAGCCTTACTGTGCCGCGTCCAGAATTAGCAGGGTGCTCTTTACCAAGACTTTTAACACGGTAGATGTTGCTGTAGAATACAACAAAGTCATCCACTTTGAGCTCACGGCCAATCATATCTTTGATCATGTTGTCACCAATGCTACTAATCCGATGTATGTAAGAGCATGTAAGAATTGGTCTAGGCCCAACAGCCACCAAAACTGTTCATGTGTAGTCGGACCCCATCCTAACTTCTTATTAAGATTCATTTTGGCCCAGTCAATATGATAGTGCAAGAATGCATCGATTAAGCTCAAGTAGATTGCAGCCATAGGAGAAAACCAAACAAAGCACAACCATGTACCCATTCCGTGAAAGGTGGCGTGTAGCAATCCGCCAGGGTGTCCGTAAGTACCTTTGTTGCTCCATTGGTAACGAACTTGTAAGGGAAAGTCTACAATCAAATGTTTTGTAAACAATGCTAAGATTAACCAAAGGGTGTCGTTCATGCCTAACCTTTCTAATTACGATGAATAATTATAGCGTACTTTTACCAATTTGTCAAGCCAGTAAATAATAGCATGTCTAATCAAAAGACCCGCATTCAGCATAAAGCAGACGATTTGTTTGAGCTCCTGAATTACTATGAATATCCAACTAAGGGCGAGACATTGTGCGCCCAGAAAGGATTATTAATAGGCTGGATGGCCAGGTTAGCTTCAACTGACTATATTGTTGCACAGGAACTCGAAGCAAGGCTGAATAGGGCTAGGCAACAGAATTCTTCTTCAAAAGATACATAGTAACTTCTGAGCCTTCTACTTTAACAAGATCGCCCGGATATTTGTTACTGCCACTGTACCATTTACTGTTTGCTCTACCTGCTTCATACACTTTAACCATTTTAGGATTAAGCTTCTTCACTGTGCCTAGCTCTAGGCTGTTATGACTAGGATAACACACTGCATCCCCCACTGCCAACATTCGTCCTAGCTTGTCTCGATGTTCTGGTTGCTCTTTTGCCATATTAAACTCGTTCTCTCTTCATGCCGCCAATTCGGCTAGCCTTGTTCCAGTCGTAAGCAACACCGTCTGGGCACTTACCATCCTTCACGCTATCCACGCCAAACACTCCGCAGACTTCGAAATCTGGGCCTTTAATAGTCACAAAGGCACCCACAGTTTTGGCAAATGCCATAGCTTCGTCTAGTGTTGGACATACATTAAGTGTAAATCCTATTTTGCTTATTACCTTATACATATATACATTATACTTTCTTTTCAACATTTAGTCAAGAGAAAGCCCTACCGAAGTAGGGCTTGTTTGGAGCGGGTACCGAGAATCGAACTCGGATGTATTGCTTGGCAAGCAATCAGGTTACCTTTACATCATACCCGCTTATCTTATAAATTTTCTCATCAGCTTTAGCCAGTAGTATTTAACCCCGCGGAACGATGGAGGCCAATCCATTCCAAAGCTAGGAGTTATTTCTTTTGGGACATTACCGTATGCTTTATCAAGCGTTTCTTTTACTTTCATGTCTGAGCCTTTTATTTAACAGGATAGAATTTAACATAGTGCTACCGTTACACCAAACCTTTCGGCTACGGAGTCGAACCGTTCCCTTACTTTTTCAGAGTATTGTTGTTTATTGTTTGCTGTGACTATCCTAAAACTAGCAGGATGCATTTTACTTTTTTGACCTGTGTGCTGCCATTACACTACTAGCCGGAATCGAACCGGACCTCTGGTTTGGATTATTAGTAAAAGGTTGCTGTTAGCATCCTATATTTGGATGCGGGTCCTGGATTCGAACCAGGGATGCACCGAGCTTATGAGACTGGTGTGGTGGCCTCCCTACCCGCTATATTCTTTGCCACACTACTTATCCTATTATACACCGTGTGCCATGGTGAATTCTTCTTTTGTATTTATGGTCGGTGTGACACGATTCGAACATGCGACCACTGCGTCCCAAACGCAGAGCTCTACCAGCCTGAGCTACACACCGATTAAAATGGTACCTGGTGTCAGACTCGAACTGACATCGTTCTCCGTGTAAAGGAGATGCATAACCTCTCTGCGCAACCAGGCAAAATAAAACTGTAGTAAGCCTAGAGCCAATATCTAAGCATAGCCGGGATGCACCGGGGAGCCTATGGCTCAGATTGGCACTTGCATCTCTACAAAACTTGGAGCGGGGTAAGAGAATCGAACTCTCAGCATGAGCTTGGAAGGCTCAGGTATTACCACTATACGAACCCCGCATACTTTATTAAAACATACTCCCA